ATTCTACCCAATAACCAAACTATTAGAGAATAATTAACCCATGTTTACAGATTGAATTAGGATGATAGTAAGAATGTGTGGCATAACTATTATAATGTTTATCTTTGCATCAAAGAAAAGACAATGAGAGAAATATTAATAATATATCTGATAGGAGTGCTGGTAGCCAGATGGCAACTTCAGTATTGGTTCAGAAACCACATACTGATAGATGAAGATGAGGACTACATCATAATACTGAGTGCCTTGTCTTGGCTTATCTATCCAGCATATCTGATAGAGTATTTAATGGAACATTTAAAAATAAAGTAATATGGCATCAGAGATTGTAATTACACTGGTAGGACTGTTCTGCACGACAGTATCCAGCATAGTCACATTTATCCTTACAAGAAGGAAATATAATACTGAGGTGGATTCCCAGCAGATAGAGAACATGGAAAAGTCATTTGACGCATATAAGAAGATGATGGAGGAAACTCTTGAGGCTCAGAAGAAGCTGATGGAGACAACTGTCAATGGACTGAATAATAAAATTGATACCCTGGAGAAGGAGAATACCTTCCTCCGTCAGCAGGTTGATAGCCTGAGAGCTCAAATGATTCAGTTCCTTGGTGTAAAGTTCAGTGCTGCAAATTCCAATGATTAAGCAGGATACCATAGTAATACTGGGTACAGCCCACAGGATGAGGGAACCAGGAAAGGAATCTCCTGACAAGAGGCTGAAGGAGTGTATCTACAGCAGGGAGATATGCAAGGAAGTAGCTGAGAAACTAAGATCCTATGGATGTAAGGTTGAGATAGACTATGAGTCTTTAGACCTACCAAAGTCTATGCAGTCTTCCATAGTCAAGCTGGAGAGAAACAATGAACTGGCAATGAGAGTCAACTATGTCAATGAGGTATGCAGGCAAAAAGGTGCAAAGAATGTCCTGTATGTCTCCATCCATGTAAATGCAGTAGGTACAGATGGCAAATGGCATGATGCCAGAGGCTGGCAGGTATGTGTCAGTGACAAGGCATCTGACAGTAGTAAGAGGCTTGCTGATTGTCTGTTTGATGCTGCCAAGAAGAATGGCCTGAAGATGAGACAGCCCACAACTACTCAGAATTACTGGCCTCAGAGCTTGTTTGTGCTAAATATGACCAAGTGTCCTGCCGTACTGACAGAGAATCTGTTCCAGGACAATAAGTCAGATGTGGATTTCCTATTATCCGATGAAGGTAGGCATAAGATTGCCAGACTTCATGTGGAGGGAATACTGGAATATATAGATGGGTGATTTTCTTTTTCATAAGCGATTGGTTTTAGATTAATGATGTTAGTTGTAGAGGGAGAGGCTGGGAAGTTTCTCCCTTTTATTTCGGATAATAAGACAGGATAAGCATCCTCTTTAGGTCTTAGGCCGATACTTAAAACATTTATATCTTTGCCTGTAAAAAGGATAAAGATTGTTTTTATGGCATATAGTGCAATAGGAGGGTTTCCTCCTCAACAGTTGTCTTTTAGCAGGAAAAATAAGGAGTGGAGGCGTAGGTGTGTTCAGTTTGGAGATGACCACAGTATTATGCGTAACAACTCTGCAAGGAAGTCATGGTATAACATGATGATAAACTATGACCTGATTAATGGTAAGATACACATGAGTGACATCAAGGCTATAGTAAACCCATTTGGTCTTGACGCCTCATTCATTCCAGATAATATACAGCATTACTCTGTTATCAACCCAAAGCTGAATGTGCTGAGAGGTGAGGAGAGTGAGAGGCTGTTTGATCCAAGGCTTGTAGTTACCAATCCAACTGCCATCAGTGAGATGGAGGAGGAAAAGAACAGGGAGGTTAATGCAAGGCTTCAGCAGCTTATTATGGATACATCCCAGAGTGAGGAAGACTTTCAGCAGGAACTTCAGAAGCTGAATGACTACTTTACCTATGAGTATCAGGACAAGAGGGAAATAAGGGGAAATCTTTTCCTAAGCCACTATTCAAGGGAACTTGAGTTTGGCCAGAAATTCAACAAGGGCTTTGTAGATGCCTATACTGTAGGAGAGGAAATCTACCAGTGTGACATCATTGGAGGAGAGCCTACCTTAGAGAAGATTAGACCTATGGAACTTGGCATTATCAGGAGCGGTGACTCTGACAGGATAGAGGATGCAGATATGCTGATTCTCCAGAGATACAAGAGTCCTGGCTGGGTAGTGGATACCTATTGGGACCAGCTATCCAAGAAGGATATTGAGAAGATAGAGGAGGGTAGTAATGGTGAATACAGCGGCTGGAAGGACTCTATGGATAACATAGATGCAAGGCCAGGCAATCCTTTAATACCAGTTCCATGTGACTGGCAGGCTGGTGACAGCTATATCAGTGCCAGTGAACTGTTCTCAGATGACAACTATACCAATATGACTCCCTATGACATTAATGGCAATGTCAGGGTATTGACAGTCTACTGGAAGTCAAGGAGGAAAATCAAGAAAGTGAAGAGCTATGACCCTGAGACAGGTGAGGAGCAATTTGATTTTTATCCTGAGACATACCACTGTGACCCCATGAAGGGAGAGGAAGAACAGATATTCTGGATTAATGAGGCATGGGAAGGTACTAAGATAGGAGAGGACATCTATGTTAATATGAGACCAAGGCCTGTACAATACAACAGGCTGAGCAATCCTTCAAGATGTCACTTTGGCATTGTAGGCAGTATCTACTCTATCAATGGTGATGAACCTTATTCTTTGGTAGATGCAGTCAAGCCTGATGCCTATTTCTATGATATTGTCAGGGACAAGCTGATAAAGCTTATATCCAAGAACATGGGCAAGCTGGCAAGGATGGACTTTGCCAAGATACCAAAGGGATGGGATGTGGACAAATGGCTGTACTTTGCCACAGTAAATGGCATTGCCATTGAGGACAGCTTCAAGGAAGGTACTGTAGGTGCTGCTACAGGCAAGCTTGCAGCAGGACTGAACAATGCATCAAATGGTGTGATTGATGTATCCCAGGGTAATGAGATTCAGTTTCACCTTAACCTGCTTGAGTGGATAGCCAACAACATAGGTGAACTTGCTGGTATTTCAAGGCAGAGGGAGGGACAGATTAGTAACAGGGAGACTGTAGGAGGTGTCGAGAGGGCAACACTCCAGTCAAGCCATATCACCAAGTGGCTGTTCTTCATACATGACTCTGTGAAGAAGAGGGCTATTGAGTGCTTCCTTGAAACAGCCAAGATAGCCTATAAGGGCAGAAAGATTAAGTTCAACTATCTTCAGCCTGATGGTAGCAGGAAGCTTGTGGAGATTGATGGTGATGAGTTTGCAGAATGTGACTATGGTCTTGTGGTGGATACTGGTAATGATGTGCAGGAGCTTATGCAGAACCTTGGACAACTGGCTCAGGCAGGACTTCAAAATGACAAGATGAACTTCTCTACCTTAATTAAGATATATCTTACCAAGAGTCCTACTGAGAAACAGAGGCTTATCGAGAGGTATGAGCAAAGAGTTGAGGAGCAGAGGCAGCAGGCTCAGCAGCAACAGCAACAGCAATTTGAGCAGCAGTTACAGCAGCAGGCCCAGCTTGAGCAGGCCAAGATGGATAGGGAGTATCAGATGCATCAGGAGAAACTTGAGAATAATCTGTTAGTTTCACATGTTAATGCAGAGGCTGAAAACATTCGCATGAGCCTGATGAACCATGACAATGATGAAGCCAATACCATTGAGAGGGAGAAGATAGCTGAGAATGCAAGACAATTTGATAAGCAGCTTCAGTTTAACCGCGATAAGCTCAAGGCAGATACTTCTGTTAAGGAAAAGCAAATTCAGGCTACCAAGCAGAAGAGCAATAATAAGTAAGGTGTAACATAAGTATTGAATTGACCCACTAACTTGCTGATGGTTAGTGGGTTTTTTGTGTCTATCAGCATTGTTAGAAACCTCCTTTTAATGTGCGTAACTTTGCACCATCATCGGTGATAAAGTTCAATTTAGTTTTTAACTGTTTAAAACAAAAGAAAAGTTATGGCACAAAATGATGGTGTTTATGTTTTTGACTCTGGTGCTGCATCCAGAGCTGTAGGAGGTATTGACCCCAATCTTCTGCTTGCCCTCAACCAGAACGGAGGTATGGGCGGAGGCTATGGTTTCTACTGGATTTTCCTGCTTTGGATGATGTGGAACCAGAATGGGCGCAATGGCAACTTCAATGATTATGTTGCAAGTGTGAATGGTAATGAAGGCAGGCAGTATCTTGCCGAGATTATGAATGGCAGGTTTGACAACCTTGGTCAGTTGGCACAGATTATCAATACTGGTGTTGAGACTGTAAAGAGCGGCATCTTTGCTCTTCAGAACAATATCTCCCAGGTAGGTGCTAATGTCGGACTGACTGCTGCCCAGACTCAGAATGCTATTGCTTTGGGTGATGCCGCCCTTGCCAAGCAACTTTGTGAGTGCTGCTGCAATATGAGGTATGACCTTGCACAGCAGACTAACACTTTGCAGGCTCAGGCAGCTTCTAACTTTGCAAGTCAGCAGCTTCAGAGTGCTCAAAACCATGCTGCTACACAGCTTCAGATGGCTCAGATTGAAAGTGCAGACCAACTTGCTGTATGTCAGCAGACTAATACCCTTGCTACTCAGGCAGACAGGAATAGCAATACTATCCTTGGTGCTATTCAGGCACAGAATGCTATGATTACAAAGGAGTTCTGTGATTTGAAGGAACGTGAGTTACAGAACAAGATTAATACTCAGGGTGATATTATTACTCAGCTGAGGAATCAGATTAGTAATGATCATCAGACACTTCAGTTCAATGCTGCCTTCCATGCTCTGGATGACAAGATTGACAACATTGCAGCTAAGCAGCCTAACACTGTTCCAGTACAGTGGCCCAATCTTGTAGGTGTAAATGCCACTCCATATATTGGTCAGGGCTTATATCCTGGCGGTAACTATGGTGGCTGGGGTGCATACAATGGTGGTGTAGTACTTTAATGATTAAGGAATTAGGAGGTTAAGTATGAGTTGTTGTAATAGAATTGTAGCAACCAACGCTGGTGGTATTCCTTATTTTGAAAGTACCAATACCACAATAGGGACTGAGAACATCAACATAGCCCTTGGTGTTCGCAGGATACAGCCTGTAGGATACATGACTATCATTATCAGTAATGTTATTCCCACAGATACAACTGCAACACTTCCTGTCAACCTTACCCTGAATGATGTTACCAAGCCTTTGACTTTGACAAATGGCACACCTGTGACAGCAGCAGAGCTTCTGAATGTAAGTAATATACTTGTGTTCAATGACAGGACCCACGGGCTGTTGACACTTATGTCACGCACTATAGCTTAGAGTATTAATTTTCAAAAGTAATTAACTATGTTTTCAAGTTTAAGCAAAGGCAGTGTCCTGTATGGTCTTGACAGGAAGAATGGCAACAAGCCATTTACTGCTACAGTTGAGAGTATTTCACTTCCAAGGCCAAGGTTCAACCAGAATACTTTTGGGCAGATACCTGAGTATGTGGTAGATATTGCTGCAAATATAGGAG